GAATTATTAAAGAGGGCGATATTGGGGGATTATTACAAAAACAATATAATCAATTGTTGGAAGAAAAAGAAGCTGCCCAAAATATAGAAATAGAAACCAAGAGATATAAAAATTTATTAAATGAAATAGCTAAAATTGATCCTCCTCGTTTTTGGGATAAGGGCGAATTAGATAATATAAAGGAATTTGGTAAATCTGCCGAAATGACAGCAGATCAAATAAAAGATGCTTTTGGGGATATAGGAACAATAATTCAAGATTCTTTTGGCAATGCTTATGATAATTACAAAGAACAACAAGATGCCGCAATTAAAAAAACAGAAGAATTACGTACTGCCATTGAAAATGTTTCTAAGCAACCTGTTACAACCGAACAACAAACACAATTAGGCGATTTACAATTTGAGTTAGATAATACAGAATATGGGCTTTATAAATTAGCACAAGCTTATGAAAAATCTACTCAAATTGCTATTATCAATTTGATGATTCAAAGAATAGAATTAGCAAATCTTGGGCCTGCGGCACAAGCGGCGGCATTAGGAGTGGTAACGGGTTTAGCGCAAGCTTGGGGATTAATGTCAAATGCTACTGCTAGTGCGGTTACGGCAGTGGATGCAGCTATATCTCAATTGGAGGCGGATGTTGCGAATGGCGGAGCAAATGCTACAGCAATAGTTGAGAATTTACGAGCGGCATTGTTACGTACTGCTACTAGATATGATGCTACAATTGTCGTTACTACGGTTTATCAAACGGCAGGGGGTGCTACTGCTACCGCTACGGCTGGTGCTGGCGTTCAGCCAGAGCGTAAAAATTATCCTGGTTATGTTCCTCCGGGCAGTAGTGGGGGAGGAGGCGGCGGTGGAGGCGGCGGGGCTAAACAAGAAGAACAAATTAGTGCTGCTAAATTACTTGCTCAAATTATTGATTTAATAAAAGAACAAAAAAAAGCAGAAATTGATCTTCTTAAAGCAAAACAAGATGCCAATAAACTCGAACAAGAACATTTAAAAGATCAACAAAAAGCTCTTGATACTCAACTTGATAAATATCGAGATATTATTGATGCAAGAAAAGATATTATTCGAACTCAAGAAGAAGAACTTAGTTATCAAGAAGAAATTGAAGGTAAAAATAAATCAATTGCTCAAATTCAAAATGAACTTGCTGTATTAGCATTAGATACATCCGAAGAATCAAAAGCTAGGCAATTAGAATTACAAAGTGATTTGGGCAAAGAATTAGAAGATTTAGCCAAGACTCAGCGTCAACATTCTGTAGACGAACAAGAAAAAGCACTTGATAAAGAATATAGTTTATATGAAACTAATATCAATAAACAAAAAGAAAATCTTCAAGGACAAATTGATCTCATTGATAAACAGAATGAACTAATTGACAAACAAATTGAAGTCATCAATGATTATCTTAGCAAATCTGGTTTAGTTGCTCAAGATGCTATAAAGATGATGGTTGCAAAAGCACCTGAACTTTATAATAAATTAATTGCATGGAATAAAATATATGGAACTGGAATCGATGCTGATATTACAAGAGCATGGAATGAAGCTTATAAAGCACTTGCTAAATATAAGAGTTTAGCCGATGCTCTATATGGTAAAAGTAAATATGACACAAAGCCTAAAAAATCCGAGGCACATCATACAGGATTAGAATCTGGCCCTGCTGGTGGATATGACACTCCTACGGGAACGGTATTTGCTGAATTAATGATGGGCGAACGGGTATTGAACGAAAGAGATATGTTTGGAATTATGCAGGTTCGCTTACCACAATTAGCAAATGCTATGAATAGTGGGGATGGAAAAGGGGTAAATTTACATATTGATAATTTAATTAATGTTCAAGGCAATGTTGATAAAGATGTAATCGGTGATTTAGACAGAATTACTAATAGTGTTATTGGAAAAATAAATGGCGCACTTCTAAGAAGAGGATATACAAGAGGCGCACAAGTATTTTCAACCTAAAATATAGGTAAAAAGAATGGGATAGAATGAATTAGCTACTCGTTTGATAAGTGACTCCACACTTCCCATTCTTTCAATTTTATTGGAGAATGGAGGTAAAAATGGAAAAAATTAGTGGAATTTATTGTATTGAAAATATAATAAATGAAAAAAAATATATTGGACGGGCATTTAATATATATAAAAGATGGAATAGACATCAAAATATATTAAGAAGAAATAAACATGAGAATAATTATTTACAAAGGTCTTATAATAAATATGGAAAAGAAAATTTTAAATATTATATTATTCAAGAATTGCCGCTAGATAAAGAATTGCTCAAATTAATGGAAATATATTGGATTGCATACTATAATACTTTTCACACAGATGGAGAGGGATATAATTTAAGTAGGGGTGGAGAAGCGGGATTTGGTCATAAAATGTCTGAAGAAGGAAAAAGAAAAATTTCTGAAGCCAAAAAAGGAAATACTGATTGGGTTGGTAGAAAACATTCAGACGAAACTAAACAAAAAATGTCTGAATCTCAAAAAGGTAATCAAAATGCTAAAAATAGATTAATGTCCGAGGAATCTAAAAATAAAATATCAATTGCTAATAAAGGCAAAAAACAAACAAAAGAAACAAAAGAAAAAAATTCTAAATCTCATATGGGTTTAATGTCAAGATTGGGAATTAGCAGCAAAATAGATAGTATAACTAGTAAATATGTTGGAGTACATAAACAAGAAAATAAATTTATTGCTAACATTACGGTGAATAAAATTCGTATGTACTTAGGGATTTATGACAAAGAGGAAGATGCGGCAATCGCCTATGACAAAAAAGTAATAGAATTATTAGGAGATCAAGCTATAACAAATTTTTCAATAGAATTTGTTAAAAATAAAAAAATAAAAAGAAATACTATGCAAAAAAATAAATATAAGGGAGTTCATAAACGAGGAAAAAGATGGGTGGCTGCTGTTTATTTTGATAAAAAAACAATTCATATTGGAACGTTTAATACCGAAATTGAAGCAGCCCGCGCTTGTGATTTGGAAATTTTAAAACTATACGGAACATGTGCAAAAATAAATTTTCCAAATTGGCCTAATTTGGAATAAGGAGGAAATAAAAATATGAGTTTCTATGCGAAAAGTTTTAATTATGCAGGAGAGGTCAGTGAACTTTATAATCTTCAAATTGCAAGTATAGATTCTGGAGGAACAACAACAAATCCTGGAAGTGGAGGGGTTGAAATAATCGACCAGTTTGTTTTGAGGCGTCCGATTCCGTTCTTTTATGGTATAAAATATACGCAAAAAATGTCTTTTCCAATATCTTTTTTTTCTCCCGATGAAATAAGTGCTGTTGATTTAAGTTATATACAAAGATGGTTATTTGGTAGATTAAATTATCAATCATTAGCCATTATAGAACCAGACATGGATTCCTTCTTCATGAATTGTATTTTTACTGAACCCACTATAATTCGTGCAGGAAATATTATTTACGGTGTTCAAGGTGTTTGCACGATGGATTCTCAATTTGCTTGGACTTATCCACGCCAAACTATATACAATTATACATCCCCTCCATCTGGTTCTCAAATAGTTATCAACAACGATAGTCATTACGCTGGTTATTTATATCCAGAAATGACATTCAGAATGAGTGCAAGTGGAAGTGCTTTAAGTATTATCAATACATCAGACAACAATAGAGAATTTTTATTTAGTGGATTATCTCCTAACGAAGTAATAACTATCAATAATGATTTAGGAATTGTTACATCTTCTTTATTGATGCCGAGATTATCTGTTTTCAATAAACACTTTTTACGTTTTGCTCCTGGTATCAATATTCTTTCTGTTACTGGTGGTATATCACAGATGACTCTAACTTATCAATTTGCACGTAGATTGGGAGGCTAGTATGGCTAATTCTTCGTTTGATTTGTTCGAAATACAGGAGAAACCGGCTGTAACATTATGCAATCCCGATCTTGTACAAATACATTCTCTTGATGCTTGTTATGCTACTTCGATAAAACTTAAGTGGAATGCACAATCGGAAATTTCGTTCAGTTACCCTAAGTTTATTAATGATATAGCATTAGATGCATTTGATTATATTGAAGGCAAAAGAATTATCTTAGTAGAAAATATAGGATATTTTATTATAACTGATGTACAAGATGATTTTGATGGTTCTGTTCCTATAAAAACCGTTACTGCTCTTTCAATGGATTCAGAATTAGTATTTAAAAAATTGAATTTATTTACGGGAACATTTAAGTTTTATGATCCAATAATTACTACTGGAAGTCCAAATTTATTGGGAACACTTGCGGCATTAATTCCAAATTGGTCAATAGGAAGTGTTGACAGCAGTTTAATTAATATGTATAGAACATTTAATGTTTCTGATACAAACATATACCAATTCTTAACAACAGATGTTTCGGTTGCTTATAATTGTGTATTTAAATTCGATTACTTAAGTAGAACAATATCAGTCATTCCTGCAACTCAAGCAGTAAATGAAACAATCATATTTTTATCTTTTGAAAATTTAATAAAAAATACGCAATATAAAGAAATAACAAGTGAAATATCAACTTGTTTTTATTGTTATGGTGGCAATAATTTAACAATCAGAAATGTAAATCCATTGGGAACAAATACTATTTTCAATTTTACTTATTATAAAACAACCGATTGGATGAGTCAAGGATTAATTGATGCAATTAATGCTTGGGAAATTAAAGTCGCTTCTTATATTTCTACGTATAATACTTTGCTAGTTGATCTTGGTGGATATAATGTATATCTTCTTGCTCAATACTCAGAATTAGCAAGATTACAAAGTATTCTTGTAGCAGATCAACAGGTACGAGCAGTTAGAGTAGCGGCGGGATTAGATACTACTGAAATTGATGCCAAAATAGTAACCGATGAATATTGGGTAGCAAGTCAAAACGTATGGATTAGTTTAACACAGGCTTCTATTACAAGTATCACAAGCCAATTGGAAACAATTAATACTGCTTTAGCATTTACTAATATTAGCAATTTTACAAATCAACAATTATTAGAGTTGAATAATTTTATTTTTGAAAATACTTACAAAAACGATAATATAATTACTACTGATACGATGAGCTTTGCTGAAATACAAGCCCAATCTCAATTGTTATATAATTCTGCTATTGAAGTTTTAGCGAGAGCAGCAATTCCTAGATATCAAATTACAGTTGATTCAGTTAACTTCTTGGCTTTAAAAGAATATCAACCTTTTATTGATCAATTAGAACTTGGAGATCAAATTGTTGTAGATTCTGGAAGAGGTTATTTTATTGATGCTACTCTTTTGGAATACGATTATTCGTTTGATGATCCCGAACAATTTTCAATCATTTTAAGTAATCGCAAAAGATTGGATGATTCTCATTTTATATTTACTGATTTATTTGGTCAAAATTTTTCAGGAAATTCAAATTCCAGTTTCAATTCTGCAACTTGGAATGATTGGATGAATACTAAACCAATTATTGTTGGAAATGTTATTGCTCCTGATGGTGCTACTGCTTATGGAGTTATTGCAGAAAATGTAGTTGGTGAAATAAATGTCAATAATACTCTAAGTATAAAAAACACTAATACTACTACGGGAATATCTAATCTTGAAGTAAATCAGCATGGAGTAGTGTTAAGGGATGCTACATTGATTTCTGGTAGTAATACTGGTGTTGATGGTAATATATCTTTAGCAGGAGGAGGGGCAATATTCTTTTCTAAAGGTATATTTCTGGGAGGGGCTGGAATTTTGCCTAATAGTAGCATCGTTACATTTGAAGATTTAACTTCTCAAATTAGTACGAGCGGTAGTTATTTTTATGTTTCTGGTTCTTTTCTTGTAAATTCTTTAAGGGTTTATTTAAATGGGATTATGCAAAGAAGAAGTATCAATTTTGATGAAAATCCTGATGTAAGATCATTTACTTTCAATGAAATAGCTATCACTCAGGATTCATTAGTAGTTGAATATGTAAGTTTGACTTAATGGAGATAATGATGAATGATACAAAAGCAATAGAACTTTGTGGATCAAATGCTAAAATTAATTTTCCAATTTCTCCATTAGTTTGAAAGGAGGTTATATTATGTCTTTGAACACCAGCTTCGCGACTCTCAATAGTCTTTCAGAAATTTCTTTTATTGCTGGAACCTCATTTACGATTAAGTTCTCAGTATTAAGTCAAACAGGTTCTCCAATAGATTTAAGTACCGCAACTTGTAAATGGTATCTTGCTGCATATGGAACTGATTTTACAGTATTAAGAAAAACAGGAAGTGTAATAGCAGCAGGAATGTTTTCTATATTATTATCACCTACTGATACCGCTAATCTTGCCGGGAAGTACACACACCAACCTTCTATAAATTTTGCTAATGGAAATACGATTTATCCGGCTCAAGGAATCTTAACTGTACTAAAAGGATTGAGTTAATGTCCGATCCTGATCCAATCGAAGTTTCCAGAAATACATATAT